CCGATTCCGGCCAAACAGGCTATAGCCGCCCGGACCATTACTCATGTCCTGCATCGAAGCCCACTGAGGGGCGTTCGACGAGAGGGATGAATTGTAGTTATAATTTGTAAGCGGCAAAGACGAAGAGCGCTGGTTGAGTTCCGTCATACTCTTTTTAAGCGCCTGATCGGCCTCGAAAGCTTTGTTGTTTTGACCGAGCTGGTAGCCGTAGGCCGCGCCCGCGATGCCCTGCCCGAGTGGATCTGCTTCGGTAGGTTCTTTCGCCGTCATGTGCGTCCAGGGCGAATACCGAGTGGTTTCCGCCTGTACCTGGGCCTGTTTGTATTGTTTCGCTTTATCGACGGTGGCCCCTTTTGCGAGTCCAACTCCGCCCATAACGAGTGCTAAGGTTAACGGGTCCATGTTTCCTTCCCTTTCTTAAAAGATACCACTAAAAATCTGGCCCAGGAAACCCGGCTTCGCCGCCTGGAGCTGAGCATTGGCCGTTTGGTTTGCGCCATACGCTTGCATGTTCTGGTTATACAGATTTTGGTTATAGGCGTTTCTCTGATTGCCTTCGTTAATTTCATTTCCAATGTCGAACTGGTTCTGCTGGTTCTTCATTTGGCCCGCGGCCTGTAACTGACCGAGACGATTTTGTTCGTCGTTGATGCCAATTTGAGCGCGATTCGCTTGAACTTGCTGGTTCGTGCGCTGGTTTAGGTTCAGCACATCGTTGTTGGCGTTTTGCTCGACTCGCTCACGAGCGCCCGAAGAGAGACCGCCACGAGCTGCTAGGTCCGAGCGCGCTTTCGCCGCGTTTCCGCCGGCAGTTTGGGCATTATTATCTCGAGCGAGCAGGCCCTGGCGGTCACTTTCCAAGTTCATTAAGTTGGCCGTCTTAGACGGCCCTTTACGCATAGCCTCAGCGTTGAGCTGATTTAAAAAGTCGTTATTCGCAAGGGACAGGCTTTGCTTATTTTTGTCGTAGGACGAGATGTACTCCGGTGGAATTGGTCGGCCGCTCGAGTCGAGCATCAGTTGGCCAGGGGTTCCGCCTTGCGCCATGGTTTGCGCATTACTTCCCGCAACCCATCCAAGAGGGCCGCCTACCGCAGCCCCTAAAATTCCGCCAAAATTATCTCCAAGCCAACCCATATTCGCCCCTTAGCTCATGTCTTCGTAAAGACCCATATCCATGGGAACTTTGTTATCGTTATCTGGAACCTGCTCGGTCAGCGTGTTCACCATTTGCGCGAGAAATCCATCCAGTGCCTTGGCCGCGCCGTCATAGCGGGGGTCGGGCTCTTTTTCATAGCAGCGCACTTTCATGAACTGGAGAATGTAGCTGGTGAATTCAGGGATATCTAAAATCACCGTGTCGCGGTTCGCTTCGGTCGTGGCGACTTTCGCAGTGAAAGCTCCAGTCCCAATAGTCGTGATGTCGATTGCCACGTTAGCCCGTGCATTCGATAAGCTTGTGGCGAGCTTAATCGTGTCTACGTCCACGGAAATTGCGTAATAAACGGCGTCGAATGCTAGGCCCCCAGGAGCCGTGCCCGTACCCGAGAGCTTAATTTTGTCACCCGTGACGTAACCATTCGCAGGAATGGAAATCGTGTTCGCAGAGATATCGACCGCGGCGGGGAGGAAGTCTTGGGAAAGGAAGTATTCTCCGAGTAGAGGAATTCGCTGAGCGTGTCGGATATACCAGAGGGTGAGGATGCCCGTGGCCGTGATGCGGGAGGCTGGCACCAAGAGCAGTGTGTTTTGCGTTCCCACGGTCTGATTTTGCACGATGTAGTTGTACCAGTCGGCCGTGGCCCAGACCTGGGCGTCTGCCAGGATTGCGAATCGGTGTGGGTCCCTAATCCGGCGCACTTCATAAATCAAATCTCCGCCGTTGTTGTAGATAAGCGAGCGAATCTTTTGGGCGTAGATGTCGTCCGGCAAAAGAAGCGTGGTTTGTCCGAGGGTAAGGTCGATGGCCTTGGACTTTAAAAAGTAATCTTCGTTGAGCTTGAGAATTTCGGCTTCTGCCGACTCAATGCCCTCGTTGCAATAGCCCGCAAGCTCGTCGCTCGAAATGAAGGTCTCATCCTCCAAATCGAAATCCCGCTCCAGCTTTTTTCTTACCTCGCCGTAAGTCCAGAGCTTCATCCGTGCGCCCCTTTAGTCTTGATTCTATACTACCCGTAAGCCCGTGTCAGTCTAGGGGATTTATCCCTAATTGATCTTCATAATCTCCACAACCGTATACACTTCCACTCCCAAAGCGTTGGCAATCCCATACCCTACCGTGGCTTTGGTGGTGCCGCAGCGGTGCTGGATTTCAAAGGTTTTGGTGTCCAAAATCGTAAAAATGGCGTTTGCCAGAGATCGGTTCGAGGTATTGTCCCCGGCCCCGCAATACTCGGACGTGCCCAATGCCGCATCGGTAGAATCGGTGATATTCCGTATCCGTATTTTGTGCTCGTTTACCTCATAAACTGGGGCGGAGGCGCTGATCCGGTAGGTTCCCGCCTGGAGGGTAAATTGGTTCGAGAGCAGGGTGACGAAGCCCGATGGATCGTCTATCGTGTTCAAATCCCGCGTATTGTAAGCCCCAGCGGTAAAAGTACCGCCCGAGGTACCACTTGGCTTTTGGTCCCGAATCACGGCCACTTGGATCGGGGTCACCGTGGTCGTAGTTGGGTTGACGGTCGTGGTATTAATAATGGTCGTCGTGGACCCCACTGGCTCAGACACCAGCGCACCCGTGGGGTTCGTATAGAACGACATGGGCTGGGGGTTACTTCCCGTTTGATCGGAGGAAATATCTTTCGCGTAAGTCCCCAAAAAGCCCCGTATATAGCAGGGGGCCGTTACGGTGACAGAAATTGTCTCGGCGTCGAACTTGTCGTAATTAAGCGTCGCCGTGCCTGCCCCAGAAATTCGAGTAATGACGAAGTCTCGGGGCACATACCCAAGGTTGTGGTGGAATTTAAAATCTTCCTGGGCCTCGGCAATCCGGAATTCTACGAATCGAAAGCCATTTAGGGGCGTCTCTTCGTCCAGAAACTTTTTGATGTTCTGAAAGTTTTTACGCGCGTAGGGCTCGGGAACCTGGCTGACCTCAATCTGAGCCGCCACGTTCCTGGAGGGGGGCTTAGCTGCCATTTCCGCCGCCTTCGCCGCGCACCGCTGCTTTTCCGCGCTGGCCCATGAATCCGAAGTGGATGTCGTAGCTCGATAGCTGGAAACGCTGCTCTTTCAGGTAGCCGGAAACCTGCCACTCCATATTTGTCGGTAACGAGGCCAGACCGTTGGTTGGATCTGCGAGCGTGAGCCGGGTATTCGAATTGGTAATCGCCGTAATCGTGTACTCTGTCGTGTAATCGTCGATGTCGAACGCAATCGTCTGACCCACGATGTTTAGTGGCCAGGTAATTTCGGTGAATCCGGCTGGAGTGAGAATAGCGACCGACGCCACGAATGCGGCCTGCGAAATCGTGGAAGCAAACGAGCTGTCCGGGTAGTCGTCGTATTTATTGGTTACGACGTAGCCCGGTTTGATTTCCACTTGGCGGAACTGCGAGCGCAGAGACTTCGTTGGGAACCGGCGCCACTCGTCGAGAGTCTTATCGTATTCCCAAATCACGTCAGAATCGCCCCAGGTTACGTTGGCGTCGCCCCAAATAATGTTTTGCTTATAAAAAATCGGGGAGAAATCGCGCGCCGCTTCGTTGTCGATTTCGCGCACGGTAGAAACCTGAATGGCGGCATTTCCCACATTTCGACCGGCCACATGCAGACGAGTCGCCCACTGGCCTTTGAAAGTGGTGTTGAAATCGAGAGCGGGCGATTTGTATTTGTACGGCAAATAGGCCGTATTCCACGCGGAAGCTTCAATCGTCAGGTCGCTTGGGATCGCAGGATCGGTCTTGGAATAGGTCGAGTGGTAGTACACGACCCCGCGGTAGTCGCCCCGCACGAGCTGGTTTTTGTAATACGTCACGGCCGAAGGCATGAAGTTCACTCCGTTGTTCCAGGATGTGAAGACTCCGTTAGACTCGCCTGAACCGTAGCCAGTGTGAAGAACGAAGAGCTGCCCGCAATCGGCGCCCGTTGGATTGGCTTGCATCGTCCAGTACACGCGGCGGAACTGCCGGTCGTATGTGCCCACGATACGATCGCGTTGGTTTTGGCTCTGGGTGTACTTTTGGTAGGTCTTGTCGATTTGCGCGGAAATCTTTTTCACGGTGTAGCCATCGGTGAAATAAAATCCGTCGTTACCAGCGAAGAAAACGCCCGTGTCGGTTTGCACGATGGACCCGGCTCCAATGCAGCCCACGTTATCGGAAATTCGCTCGTGCGAGAGATTGCCCTGTCCGAGTTCGTTGTATCCGCCCGCAAGTCGGTACGTTTTCGTAAGCGAGAACGCGATGAAATTACCGCCCGAAGACGCGAGTCCAGTAACCGATTCTTCTAGGTCGTCGTAGAAGGTTAAATTGGTCGCGGCTGGAGTTCCGGGGATAGATTGAAGCAAGCGGTTCGGGAAGTATTCTTCCCCGTCGTAAGTCGCGCCATAGATGGCTGTGTTTTGGAGAATGTGAATGAAGCGCGACCGGGGCGGGGGGTCGAATCCTACCACCCCACCCGTCGTGTAAATCGTCTCGCGAGTATTGAGCGGATCTTCGCCCGCATTAGAGAGCGTGTCGTTGGTTACGTCGGTGTACGTCGTCGTGCCATTGGGGAGCGTGGCGAGCAGATAGAACGTCGTGCCTGTGTTAATGGTGCGATAAATCTGCACTTCGATTTTGGAAAGATCGTAGTTGGTCTTGGATGTGTTCGCGACCGCGGGAATCCCTGTAATGACCGTCCCGTACTGGGCAATTACACTATTGGAGACTGCGCCCGGAAAGGTGAAGGCATCTTCCGCGTTATCAGTATGACCAATCGGGTAATTTATTGGATACCCAGACGCTCCGACCTGAACGGGATTCGAGTATTCAACGAACTCCACGTTATCCACCGTCTTATACGTGTACTTGAAGATGAACGCGTAAATGAAATCGCCCACCGCTGGGTCAAGCGAGTCGAGCGTGGCGGCCCCGGAATAATACTGCGAAAACTGGTAGAGCTGACTCGCGTTTCTGTGGAGCCTTGTGCTGTTCGCGTGAGTCGAGAGCGCGGTGCTGAACTCGATGGCCAGAGAAACCCATTCTTGCGATGATGCGCCGATAGCGGCGTAGTTCGCCAGCGTTTCATCAGAGCTGACCACGGCCGACGCGCTACCGCTTGGGGCCACGCCTCCGCCCGCTCCCGCGTAGTGAAACCGCGAGTACCCATACATTCCGGCTCTATTCGCGAGAGTGGGGCCATTCCACACTCGGGAGAGAGTAGCGGTCCCAGAAGCCGACGCGGTAACGTAAGTTCCGCCAGAATCCCCCACGGGTCCGACCAAAGAGGTGGGAGGTACATTAACGTATGGGTATACCGAAGTTCCAAGAAGCGTCCCTACGGGGAGAGTGATCGCAGTTCCAGACAAATCAGCCACCGAGGTGATATTGGCCGATCCGTTCGTTGCGGAAAAAGTAAATCCAGTCGATGGGGCAGTGAGCGCCGCATCGTCGTAGTGTTTCGCCCAAAGTGCGCGAATCCAGAAAAGCGTGAGACACGCGTCGTTAAATGACGTTGCGTCTGGAAGCTCGCACTTGATTGCGTCCAGCGTAGTAATCGCCGGATTCTCATAGAGAGAGTTGCCTGGGTTCCGTGCATGAATTTCAAAGTTTCCAAAATAAGTTATGTAGCCACTTGGGGGTGGAGAGGCGCTGCCAGAAACGTAATACCCATTGGTGACGTGGCCGTTATAAAAATATTTCAGAGAGTTCACGTAGCCAATGAATTTTCCGTAATCTGCGGTGACTTCTGGATTTCCATCGGCACCCGGGCTCGGAACTTCTGGGTAAGTTAATCCGTAACGGTTCAGCGTCCCGTAACTGGTTATTCCCGAATAGAAAAAAGAAGCGAAGGTCGCATTATATACGGAATACCAAGCGTGGGTGCTGACCGCCAGACGGTGCCACTCCCAAAACTTTCTGATCTCGTTTAGCCTAACGCGTGCGTTTTCAAGGCTGTCAGGAACCGTGCTGTCGCTTACAGAAATATTTGGGCCGCTTGGGCTGATGGCGTTCGTGCCACCCATATTAATTAAGTTGTGGCTGACTAAGTGGACATACCCCGTCCCAGGCGTTCCGTAAAAGGTGGTCGTATTTGCGTCTTGAATGTGCGCAATCGAAGCCTTACAGAGCGCCACTAGCAGTGTGTAGAGAGATGCCTGATCGGTCGCAGCCGGTGCGGGCGTCGGAAGCGGGCTTGGTGCGGCAGGTGAAATAGTGCCCGACTGCGCGGCCAAATAGGTGGCCGCAGATTTGTCTTTTACGAAGTGAAGGGCCGTCCCCGTGTTTGGGGGATTTACCGTAGAAAAGCTAGCGGACACGCCACCATTGTCGTAAGAGGCGTCAGCAAAGTGTGCAAGCATGGACGTGCGCAAGTCGTTCGCGAGATTAATGCACGCCATGAGCGTGGCCGTGTCGTTTTCGTTGGCTGGATTTTTAGTCTGCGGAAGACCCACCGAGCGCACTTGAAGCGCCCCAGTTTCATCTTGGAAAATCTTAGATGGCAGAGAACCTGCGTTCGACGTGGTGAAAGTGTGCCCATTCCAGTTGGCCTGCGTTGCAAACGAGTAATACCCACCTTCTGAGTAAACTTCATTCCCCGTTGGGCCAGAAAGCCGAGTCCAGTCCCCAGTAGTAAAATTGGGGTAGTAAATATCCCGACCAGACTTTGCGAAAAGAATACTCTCGTCTCGAAAAAGTAAGAACGTGTCGATCCGGCGAGGATTCGCTTGATCGAGCATGTGATTGTTTCGGAGCGCGTCCCAAAGAAAGGAACCCCAGCGAACTTCGAGCTTTAAGTCATTATTGACGATGAAGTTGTCCGCACGCTCGCAGAACGTATTCGGCGCCTGCAAGAAAAAGTCGGTGATGCCGCCTTCAAACGACTTCACCTCATACGGTTGGGATAAGGAATTATCCATAAATCGCGAGGTACGCCTTCGAGTTGTCGTTCGTGTAAATCGTGTACTGCGAAGAACTCACGCGGTCGATGGACGGAAAAACAAACTCCCCAGTGGAAAGCCGGAAAGAAATTTGGGTGGTGTCGTAGCTGCGACCCGCCGGCATCGTAATCGTCTGAGAGTACAGTCCGTCAGAACCGAAGGCGGCCCATGAAGCGGCAAGAATTGCGGCCGAAACAGCCGGAGTAATAGCGCCGGTCACCCCGTCGTGAACGTGATCGTTCATGAGCTGGATGTTGGTTTCGAGCGCAGGCCAAAAGAGGTCGCCCGTGGTCGGGTTGCTCGGTTTTAAATAGCCTTTGCTAAGATTAGAGATCGCCACGATTTACCGCCCATCTATGTCTCGGAGGGCGTCGTTCTCTGCGTTCGCCCTTTGATTGTCGATCTGGGCTTTGATTCGAGCCTCAGTAGCCTCATCCTTCTGCTGACGGTTTTTCCACGCCTGTAACCACCCAGCAATCTTCTTACTGATATAGAATGCAGCATAAATGCCGCCCACGGAAGCCAGAATTTTTAATATTGAGTCAATCATTAGGCACGTCATTTAGCTCTAGTTGACCGCCATAAACAGCCGTTGCCACAGCATTATAAGCTTGAGCAGCTTCTCTTTCCGTAGCAAAGCAGCCGACATGCTTCCCGCAAAATTGAACCCGCCAAGCGCCGTGCGGAAGAAGACATACCCCCTTAAATTCTGAGGTGTACCGACCGCTCTTTTTTCGGGCATTTACCTTGTTCAAGGACGGGGTTACAAATCGTAAATTCTCTTTGCGGTTATCGGACCTGTCATTGTTTATGTGATCCACAATTGATCCGGCGGGCGCGGAAAGGATAAAGCGATGCAAAAGAATGGATACCTTTCCATCAACCCCAAAGCTGGACCAATAGCCGAGACGATTTTTAACCCACCTGTATTTTGAGACTCGCGGTAAATCTTCCGGATCTACTTGCATGTGACGGACCCTCGCCCAGCCGTGCTGTACTGAATGCGGCAGGTGGTTTTAAAGGCTGAAAAACCCGAATCAATCGGAAGCCTATCGTATCCCGGGGAGGTCACCACGATTTGGGCAATTCCGCGGAATTTGGTTATTTGCTCGACCCCATTGTCGTCTTTCCAGCGAATAAACAACAAAGCAAGGGCTTGCCCGTCTTGCGCTTTCGACCACGTTTCGGCCCCGAAGAACTCTTTCCAGGGGATTTCGAGGATGGGGCCTTTAATTGGGTAGGATTTGTGAATGTCTCGGTAATAGACATCAACCTCTCCGCCGGTAATTCTTTTTCCAACGGGGATGAAGAGCTTCCAAGAAGATTCAATACGATCGCCAGACTTAACGCGGCAGATGTCATAACCCCCTCCTGGGGTGGCCTCGCAGGCCGAAATCGCCAGAGTTGAGTCCCCGGCCTCCACAGCATCCATGCTGGGATCAATAACGAGTGCGGAGCACCCAAGGAGGGTGACAAAAAATGTCAGTCCGAGGATGCCCCGCGCTTTCATTAGGCTTTGATCGCTTTCACGAGATCCGAAATCTGCTTGGCAGTTTTCAGAGCTTCGTTGATGACCGAGACGGCTTTCGCGTCGTTGATAGCGAGCTTCGCCATAACGTGCGCGACAAGATCCGCCGCATCCTGCGCGTCGATGTGCGCCAGCTCGCCTGGGATGAGCTTTGCGCCGTCGATGGCTGGCTGAATCGCTGGAATCACTCCGAGCACGAGGCCCAGGTCCATAATGTCGATTTTCCCATCAGCATTAGCGCTTTTTACAAGCGTGACGACCGATAGGAGCCCATCTACCATTTCTTTCGTTTCTTTAATGTTCATCTTCTTTTTTCTCCGGTTTGTGGAAGATTCCGAGCATACACATCAGAATTCCCACGATTATGACCAAAGCCACTCGCTCTAGCCCGTTCAGTATTGCCTCTAGCACTGATCCTGCGCGAACGCGACTGGTTCGTCCAAGCCAAAATTCGAGGCAGGCCCAGGCCCCCGCGACCGCTTTCCAGACCCAGGAATCTGGCTCGCAAGGGCTCATTGGCGCCTCTTGAGTTCCTCGAGAATGCCTTCCATGCGCCCTAGGCGGCTGCTGATGTCCCGCATCTCTTCGTGAAACTGGGTGTCTTTTGCTTCGCGGTCTCGCTTAATATCCACAATGGAATCCCGCGCTTGCGCAGCGGTGGAGTGAATGTCGGAAAGCCAAAAAATGCCGCCGGCAAAAGTCCCAATCAAAAGAAGCAGAAAGCCCAGCGGAACAACGGTTTGCTCTGAGATTTTATTCTCTTGCTCGGTCATCATCTTCCCTTACTGAACGGAGTCTAAAATTCTAACCCAATTTTTCTGATAGTACCCGGCTGTGTGGGCGATTGGAGCGCCAACCGTTGCCGTAACCACAGTAAAAAGAGTTGGAGTGTGGTTAGACCATACCGCATCAATATATGTGAGCGCGGCAAAACTAGTCGTAAGCGGGCTCGTCCAGTTGATTCCATTTGTGGAATCAAACGGGAAAATGGCCGCGGAGCCGGTCGCTCCGATAAAGATATAAGCGCCGTCTTTGGAGAAGGCGACCGAGCGAACTTCTCCAGCCGGGATATTGGAGACAGGAGCGGTCTGCGGAGTGCCAAAAGTTCCCGTCGAGCGATTGAATGGGCAGCTCCAGACGTAAGGAGTGGTTCCGGTTCCCATGACGATCCAGTCTCCCGCGGGAGACCACGCCACCGACCGCGGAGAACCTACCGTTTGAGTCGCAGGAAGCGGGCTTGGATCTGCCACTTTCCCTCCAAAACCAATAATTAAATCAATAGGGTACACAGAGATAAACGGGGTCGTCGTATGAGTTACCGCAATATAGTCCCCCACCGGATTGAACGCCACACAAAGCCCGTTTCCGGTGGGTAGAGTTCCAGGGTTCGAGAATTTCGTACCAAAGCCAGCCGCTGACCATGGATAGACTGAAACATAAGGAGAAGTAGTGTGAGAAATTGCGATTGCACGTTCCGTTGGGTGCCACGAGGCTGCTGTGCCGGCCCCGGTTGGTAGTGTAGCCGGGTTTGAGAATGCGGTTGGGTATGTCGTAGAATATGTAGTAACTGCGGTTCGGGTAATATTTAAATACGGAGATGAGCCAGTTACGACCGCAAAATAGGATCCCGATGGCGAGAATTTTTGAGAAACGTGCGATGCGCCCGTCGCAGTAAGAGCCCCCGAGTATGCCCACTCCATTTTTCCGTAGAATTTTCTGAAGGGGTAAAGATTCCACTGATTTGTGGCGCCAGTAGTTCCAACTGAAATAAACGGCTGCTCTCCAAAAATCCCGCCCGGAGCGAAAATATCTAAACAAGTCCCCGTAGCGACACCATTTGAATACGTGTATGGGGACACATCGGAAGCTTGTGTAGTTGTAACTACCGCAGTTGGAAAAGTATCGCGGTAAAGAAATTTATGTATTCTAGTTTCTCCGTAGTTCATGCACGGAGGAATAATAGGCCGATTTCCAGACTCTTGTGGCCCCATATTCAGGACATATGGCGCGGGGGTAGAAGTATTTGAGTCAATGATGAGCGTGTACTCAGTCCCATCGACTCCGCCCACGAAAGAAAATACGCAGCCCGTAGTAATCCGAACGCGCTGAATATTTCCATTGGACCAAGTAATGGTCTTAGAAATCGAGGCCAATCCGGCGTCGTATGGAGCTGTAGAAGTCGTTGAATCAAAAGCGAGAGACTTCGTGGTCGATCCGTCGAATACGCGGACCTTACCTAAAACTTTATCAAACCACATGCGAGCGCGCGGCAGGAGAGCCGGGTCAGCAGACAGGTTTTCTAACTGCGCTACTTCGAGTTGCCCATTAACCTTCATTATCTCGCCCCTATGAAAAGTGTACCAGGGCCCCCCAATAAAGGGGAGCCCCGGAGGTCAAATTAGGACGAGATGACGAATTCCATAAATACGGAGAACTTACCGGCGGTAATCGTACCGACAGAAAGCGTCGCAGTAGGGGTCTTCGCAGTCGAGCTGATCTTCTTCATCGTCGCAGCCGTACCGACCGAAACACCGGCCATAATACCAGTGATCGAAGCGGCAGCGGTCGCGGCAAGGATGTCAGCAGCCGTTTGTCCAGTCGAGAGAGCGATGCTCCCTGCGCCGACGCACGGGGTCTGAACGTCGATGTACGACTTCGTGACGATAGCGCCAACGGGAAGCGAGATAGGCTTACCGGAGATGCTGTCTTTCAGAGTAATGACGGCAGACGCATCCCCGCCGTCGCGGGCGAAGTCATAGGTGCCGACAACGACGCCGACTTGACCCTGGAGAAGATTCCCCAAGCCAAGTTCGCCGCCGTCCCAAGGAGCTTTCGCATTCAGGAGGTCTTTGTTTGCAGAGCTGAGTAACATTTTGAACTCTCTTTCTTAAAGTTATTGGAAAAGAAGCAAGGGGCGGCCAGGGAAACCCTGACCACCCCTTTAAGCTTAGTAAGAGATCGAGTACATGATCCCGCAGTACGAAGGACGTTGAAGAACCATGTCTCCGAAGAGGCACACGTCAACGATGTACTGGTAGCCGGTCGTAGCACGAATCTCGAAGTATTCGTTCCCGTCTGGGCTCATCCGCTTGCGGAAGAATCCGTTCGAGTAGAACTTCAGCGCGCGCCAGTCGATGAACATGATGACGTCGTCATCAGCTTCTTGGACGGCCACGAGCTTGAGAGCGCCCTTGGTCACGGAGCCAACCGTAAGTTCGGTCCAGCCGTACTGCGAAGCAGACTGGCTGCCCGGAGTGACGTTGAACGCGCCCTTGGAGGCTTCGATGATCTTCAAGCACTGCGCGAAGTTCTTGTAGCTCATCACGATGTCGGTAGGGTTACCCTTACCTTTTTGACGAATCGTGGTGAGGCTGTCGAAAATCACGGCCATGAGGTTCGTCGCAACGGTAGGCGAGATGGAACTCGTTACCGAAGAGCCCGAAACGTTGATCGCTTGCAGGTACGGATACGCCGTCTTGGTCTGACCATAGAGGGTGGCTCCACCGCCGTTCGCAGCCGAGAGAAGCGAGTTCCGAAGATCGGTAAACGCTTGGCCGGAGGTTTCTGCGCCGGGGTTGTAGAACTTACCGGAAGCCGCCAGGATAGGCTGCGCCGAGAAGTCAACCGCGGTCGATCCACCACGAGTCGTCACGAGGGTGATCGAGCCGGTATCCATAAGGATAGCCGAAACGTAACCCGTGACCGTGTTGACCGAGTCTTTCACGATAACTTTCTGGCCGATGTTGAATCGGTCAGGGCGAAGCGTGAAGATGATACCCGAAGCGGACGACGTGTTGGCCGAAACCGACGCGAAGTTCGCGCCGTTCAGCAAGTTAACGCTGACGACGTTCTTCATGTAGTCCATGAAATCTTCAACGGAGTCAGGAAGGATACGAAGCAAGTTTTGCTCCGAAACCTTTCCGTGCTCCATAAGGTCGCGATGATTGAAAATCATCGAGCCCCAGATTTCCTTTTGGCCTTCGACCTTACCGCGGACCATGATGTCCTGACCGATGTCGTTCGAGGCAGTGAGGCCGGCATAAGCGACGGACGAAGCGCCCGCACCCTTGAACGGAACGATCAAATCGCCACCGAGCCAGGAATCATCTTTCTCAACTTTATTGAGGAGATAATCGCGCTTAACCAGTTCTTCTTTGAGCAGTTCGTTCGGGAGATACTCGTTGAGCATGTCCTGAAAAGTACGATTCGTTGACATATCTTAGCCCCTCCAGTGGGCTTATTAGTGTGGGATTAACCCAGCATTTCTTTTCTAAGTTTCTGTAAATCTTCGATGCTCCGCGGTTTTGGTCTACCGGATGCTGGCGAGCTTGCTCGCGAGCCCACGTTCGGAATGACTTTCACTGGCTGAGCAGGGGGCTGGGCTTGGGCGGGAGCAGCCATCGCGGCTGCTGCGGCAGGTGGCGTCGCTTGAGCTTGTTGGCTCATGGCTGGCGCTTGCGCTCCACTCAGTCCATACATCTCCATCACTTGTGTGATGGCCTGTTCAGGGGTTAGGTCAACCTTTCCGCCCGTTCGGTACCACGTCGTTTCTCCGAGGAGTTTGACTTGCTCAAAAAACGCGCCTTTTTTACCGACGCGAGTATCGAAAGCTTGCTCCGCCTGAGAAACATCCGGCCTTTGTAAGACCGTGCTGAGCTGGAGCTGCTTGATTTGGCGAGCTTGCTCTTCGTAACGCTCCTGAGTAGACATCGCATTTTGTTCTGCGAGCTGAGCATTTCTCTCGGCGTTTTGTTGGGCCTGGATGATGCTCTGCTGTTCAGGAGGTAACTGATAAAATTTTGCCCGTTCTACGGCGTATTGCAATACCTTTTCTTCGGTAATACCAAGCTTGTCGAAAACGCCTTGCATATTACCTTGGGCATACATCTCTTTCATCTCAGCGACGTTATGCTCGAAGTTCTGGAGCCGGGGTTTAACTTCCCCAAGCTCTTCGCGGGTTTGCTTGTACCGTGGAAGCACAAAATCGAGTCCGCCGGCCTTTTCGAGCACCGAGCGAATCTCTTTTTCGGTTTCTGGGTCTTTTGCAGCCAATTTTGCCCACTCAGGGAACTCTTTTTCCTGCTGTTGCTGGCTAGAATCGGTAAATTTGTACTTTAAAACAGGTTTTTCCGCGGCCGCTGGAGGAAGCTCTTCGGGCGGATTTTCGCTTGGTTTTGGCGCTTCTGGAGGCTTTTCCGCCGGAATTTTGGCCGTTACATCGACTTTTGCCTTAATTCCGCGGGCTTCGTCGCGAACTTTCGCAGCGGCCATCTTCTTTTCCATCTTTGCGCGGATGGATTCGGGTTCAGTCTTCTGAGTGAGTACCCGATCCGCCTGTGGATCGCTTACCGGAGCCTGTGCTGAAGCTTCGGGGGCACTCGTTTGCTCTGGCGCTGATTCGGGGGCTGAACTCTCGATCGGGGCGGTAGACTCGGTACTTCCTTCACCTTCAAACATCGTCATAGACATCTCCATGGCCTGGTTTTGGCCGTCTTACATTCCCGGTCCTTGCGGCATTCCTTGGCCGCCTGGGCCGGGGTTTTGATTCCCCATCATATCGGAGACTGCCGCTGCGTTGGAGTCCCCCATTTGCTGGAGTTCTGCGAGCCCCTGTCCTTGGGCCTCGAGATTTTGGATCAGCCATTGAAGCGAATTATACGGGAGCCGTACTCGCTTCGTCTTGGCTGGGTCAGCCGGGTCAGGCTGATAGAGATCGCACACGACCATGTAGCCGTCGGTCGGAATATAGCCGCTGCTCAAGCGCTGAAGCTTGATCTGGCGCTGGGCTTCCATTTGGTTGCAGAGTTGAATTGCGGTAGCGAAATTAATTTGAACCGGCTGCGGGAGGAAACGAAAGTCGGCCATCCGCTTCCGTGCAGACAGCCGCTTCGCGAGATAAACAAAATTATCCTCGGCCTGAAGGATAGGCTGTTCACCTCTCTCGAGAGCTAAGATTGTGTTCTGAGCCGAATCGTAGTCCATCGTAAAATCGTCCATGGAACCGTCTAGGTTCGCATATGGCATTTGCTGGATTAATTTTCCGAGATCGTCGATTTCAAGCTTGTTCCCCGTGTACTGGAGAATGTGATTGATCGAAAGCTGCTGCCCAAGTTTCGTCTCCACGTCTTCGGATTGAGCTTCAACCGTGATATTCACGTTAATGTCAGACGCGCCCTTGAATTCCGCGATATTGACCTGTTCGGTCTTACCAATCGCCAAAATAACTTGGTCTTCTGGGAGATGAATTTTCGCTAAGCTTAAATAAGTTTTAGCCACGTTCACCAGGAAGTTTTCAAATCGCCGAATGTAGCGCTGAAACTTTTTCTTCTGAGAAGCCGAGCGGAAAAGAAGCGTGTACGGATCGAGCTGCGACTGCTGCTCCATCGTATCTTCCGCCACGCTGAGCACCATATACATTTCTTGAATCTGCGCTTGCATGTACGCCAGGTACTGCGATCCATCGCGGCCAGGGAGAACTTTTGGGTCAATGCCGGTATAGTTAATCGAACGAACCCCCGGTAGCGCTACGCCAGCAGAGATTTTCGTGTTGTTTTGGATGAGGAGCTTGTCGTCTCCAAGAGTAATCTGGTGCTCGGCAATTTTTGAAGCCGCTCGGTTAATCTCCGCCTGGTAAGGACGCATGATTTTAACTGGGCTCCGACCACGCGGAGTGGTGGGTATTTTGTCAAACGCCTGGTAGATGATTGGGAAGATGCCACCGGGTAGTTCTCCTTCATCCAAAATGGCTTCTTTTACTGTGATGTAATAGTAGCCGCGCGGATACTTGTGGCACGGGCGGAAGTACCACTCGACCACCATGACCTGCTTGCTGGCGCGCTGGTAAGAGTTTTTCGTCGAGTCGAACACGACCATGGTTTCGTCCATGGATGCGTTGATCTTGCTCTCGAAGTCGGGGAATTGCTTCTTGAGCGCTTCCACGTCGGACATTTTCCGGTACCCGAGGTAAGGGGTTTCCTTCATGTTCTTCGCATCCGGCGCGCGAAGAATGTTGAAGCCCTGAATTTGTTCAAAGATGAATGCCCCAGAAAACTGGGGATTTTCCATGTCGGGGGCGGGGCGGCCATATTCGTCGAATACTGGCATCCCCTCTTCGTCTAGTGCTTGGTGGTAGCCCTTCACTTCTCCGAGGCCCGGGTCCCATTGAATTTTTAC